ATTACTTAAGCGTACACCCTGAAATTGACGGCTCTAAAAGATACAACAGCTTTGTAGCGCAAGAATACGCGGAAGTTTTTCCCGACGCAGTTACATCAACAGCAACGCTTGAGCGAATAATAACGCCGGAAAGTGAAGGCGTTGAGGAAGTACGTGAAACATTGTTAGAGAACGTTCACCAGTACACGCCGCACGACCTTACTATGTACTTAGTCAAAGCAGTTCAAGAGCTATCTGCAAAAGTAACAGCGCTAGAAGAAGCGCAGGGAAATTAAAATGAAGAAAACAGTCCGAAGTGTAACAATTCAAATTCAGAAATTATTTGTTGGCGCTGGTCAGCCGGTAACCACAGACATCAAGGTTGATGTTCAGACAGACATTCCAGGATATGAGTCGGTAGTAGAAACTCATTCAAACCTTGTAGACACTGATGCAATCATTGCTCAAGCGGTTGCGGCTTTGCCTGATGCTCTTGGTCATGACGGAGCGTTTGAGGTTGAGATTGCCGAAGAGCCTACAGGCAATTAATATGGAAGACGCACTGATTCAGAGTGGCGGTACAACGGCTTTAATTGCCGCTCTTTGGGGCATTGCAAACGCCATCAAACAACACAAAGCAAAGAGCAACGGTGGTACGACGTACGACCGCCTGCGCTTATGCGAACACAAACTGCAAGAGCTGACCGAAGACGTGTCGGAGATGCGCGATAAGCTTAAAGTCTTACATCGAGATGTGTGTGAATTTAGGGAACAGGTCCGTGTGTTTATCGCTCGCAGCGAGGCCAGAGATGAAGTGCGAAGGGAAATGAAAAAATGATTTCAGGACAGACAAAGGGCATCAAGTCCACGGAGTTTTGGGTTTCTATTCTGGGAATGCTTTTAGGAACACTGTGCGCTCTTTTTTCAGACAGCCAATGGGCGCAAGTGGCTGGACCAATCGCAGCTGTAATTTGCGGCGCTGCATACACAAACGCTCGCAAGACTGTTAAAGCTGCAATTGCCCTTGGCGGAGCTAAGGTGGACGCTGCCAGAATTGCTGCGGAGGCAACTGAAGCCGTGGGAAAGTCCAAGGGGTAGCTGATGCTGTGGCGGGAGGCTTGGCGCAAGCGGAGAGTCTACCGGAAGATACGGTTGACCTTATGCTGGGCGCTCTTGTCGATCCTGCTGGCACCAGAGCTATTGGTAATCTGGATGTTAATCTTGGCCGAGACGTTTTGGCGTTCGCATCCGGTGAATTCGCCAGCTCCAACGACTGGCAAGCAATGGCCGGTTTGAAGATGAGGTTCTAGTTGAGTTTCTTAGTTGCTAATCTACCGCTCGAACCTGTCTTTGTTCGCAATGAATTCCTCTACAACCATAAAAAAGGTGAAGGTGAATTTACAAAGGGCTATTGGGTGAGCGTTAAGGCCCAGAAGCATCGAGCATTGTTATTTGAAACGCTGCTTGAGAACGGTGCTCTATACGACAAGCTCCCCATTGAAGCTTTTGTCCATGATGTCGCAAGCGATGTTAAGTTTAAGCAATCAGACCTCGCTCTTTGGGACATGGATGCGTGGCACATAACGACCATTGTTAAAGATGCCCTGCGTCACCTAGACGCTAAGGTACGGGTCGGTGATGAACTGGTAAGTGGCACCTACGTATGCACGATAGACCAAGTTGATGCTGACGGCTCGCTTATGCCGACCTGCGCTTCGATACCAAAAGAGCACAAAAGCCAAAACATCTTGGCGTTAGACAACGGCCAGTTCTGCTCGATGCCAAACAACCGTATACTCTGGACCGAGCCCAGCCTGACTAAGGTTGTTGGCCCACCGGACTACGAAGCGTGTGAAGAGATTTACTTCAGCAACACGGCTTTAAACTACTGCCACACTGATGCGTGGTTCTATGAGGGAAGTGATTGATGCTGCCACCAACTCTGCAACATATGAAGTCGCTTGGTCACACCGTCTTTGAGCGCGGCGACTACAATCTAAACATTGTCGGAGTAAGGAAACGTGATGGCAAACCGGGCAAATGGGATGACCACCTGGCCGTTTTTTATAAGCGGGGTGCTCTTTGGAATAGCCATTACTTTGAATGCACTGTGGACCCTGGATTATTTTATCTGAACAAGCGTGTGCTTAACGTTAAGGGCACTGCAATCTTATATCCAGGGCAGTACCGGGGTGCGTTTGAGAAAGGCTTACACAAAAAACGCTACTCCGCGTTGGTCCAATGTAAGCCCGTTAAAGTATGGCGGGATGCGAACCGTGACACGCACATGGACACCTGGGGCTCTCCGACTGAAGCAGGCCTTTTCGGTATCAACATCCACAAGGCCCACCCTACGAAAGTCATGAACGAAATTGGAGCGTACTCGGCAGGTTGTACCGTCGTAAGACGAGCTAATGATTTCAACTTCTTTATGGGTTTGATTGATAAGAGCGTTGAGATAACCGGGTACGACCGCTTCACATACACGCTGCTAGAAGAGTGGCAGTTCTAGGAACCGAAAATCATAACGTTGCAACTAACAGTTGCTGTGTTTGCAGTGATTTGAATTTCGTTAAAATTTAACGTCACCGCATCAATCAAAATGTTTCCGGGTATAACTAAAATGCCACCAGCACTAATACGCTGCTGGTTGTAACTGTTAAGAGTAAAACTAACCGCTGTATCATTTGAGGCATCTGTCAAAGCCGTTGCTACTTTCACAACGTGGTCACTTACCTTTTCTGTAATGAGCATGTTCTTGCCCTTATTAGCTGCGTTCGTAGCATTTCCATTATGCAAATAGAGGCCAGCCGCTGCATTCACGAACTTTGACCCAGACGTGTTGTCGGTAATCGTGCTGCCGGATTGAGCAAAAGTAAAGCCGGTGCTGCCAGGGTTTGAAATCTGAGCAGTAACGCTAGGCAACGAGTTCCAACCAACAGTAACGAAGTTGGTCGTATCTAAGTTTTGGATGATGATGCTATCAACCGAAGCGCCGGTCAAAGCGGTAGGCACAAAATCCAGCAACGTTAATCCCGTTGGTAAAGCTGTTATTTTTTTACTGATATACGCGGTTGGGGTCAGCGTTTGCGTTGTCTCTAATTTTACTCGTGGGTCTGAGTAATCGGTATTCTCGGAAAGCACAGCATCCAGTGATATCTTTGCGTAGTCGGTCATTTTAAGTCCATCCCATTTCGTTTATAAATTGCATAGCTTCTTCTGCCCCGTAACACACACGGCATTCGTAGCCTGCAAGGTTCAATTTTTCGAGCCAATCTTTTTGCTCTGGCGAAACTTTGGACGGTGCTGGCCGTGCTCTCTTAAGCTCGATGACCACACCTTTCTTGTTCGGTGCATTAGGCGGCGTGTCGTAAATAACCAGATCCGGGAAACCTTTGACCGCACCCATACGCTTCATTCTGGCCGATGCAATGAGACCACGAGCACCACCCATAGGGGCATGCATGAACAGTAAGTTAAGTCTTTTTAACTTTGTGACTAACATACACTGTTCGGACTCCTCGCTTACCCATTTTGATTTCTTTCGTTTCGACTTTCCCTTGGAAGCGACCGGCTTCGACACTCGCTCGCCATGATTTACGATGGCGTTCATTATCCGCTGTGAGCGTTCGTCCATGCCAAGAGCGTATCCGAACTGGCGCTTCTTTTGTATCAGTTTTTTCGGTTAGATCTTCCATTGTCATTCTCGTAAAAAGCCCCGACCCTAAGTTGTAAAATATAAAAATCTTGTTTGAGGGATTCCTAGTTTCACGTCGTTGCGGGCCGGGGCTAAAGTTTATTCGTCTGTCACCCGTGGGTTATCCTGAAAATAAATGCTACGGGTTTCTTCGTCACGCCACGCTAGGACTGGGCCTACTTCGCTAAATGCATGCGCAAATTGTGCGACGTTGCGACCAAGGTAAGCGAACACGGTTCCATGCGCTGGACTGTCCGTTTTATTGTGCGGCCCATAAAACTTAATGCGACCTTTCACGAAGCACAGTGAGTATTCCCAAAGCTGGGCGAACCAGGCTGTGTCGGTAGCGTTGTTGATGCAGATAAGAATCTCATCTGCGTTATCATTTTCAAACTCAGCTATGGCCTTCTCAATCCACCCCTCAATGACTTTACGACCATATGGAGGGTTGAGGTAGACCCGGCCAAGCCAGGGCTCCCTAAGGCCGTCTCGGCCCTCTGAGATGCTGTAGTAGCTGGTGGCGCCGACAACATCGTTAGCTGCGGAGCATGACGCGGGGTCGAGGTCAATCTCGCCCATAACCTGACGCGCTAATTTGACGTACTTGGCTGGTGTATACCAGTCAGCAGGGCCACTAATACCAACGTTTGGTTTACGTCTATCGACCACGCTTTGTACGTCTTTCTCGGTAGGTTCACCAATTGATTCGTTGACTGCTTGCTGCCACGCTTCTGCCCGGTCATCGATATGTAACTTCTGAAGGGGTCGCACTTGGCGTTCCTTTTTTGGCAGGGTTGTCACGCCTGGGTTTTCATCGAGTACCGTCACGGTCTCGGCAGCGTTCATGAGCCGGTGAGCATGTTGCTTTGTAAATTGCCAACGGTGTTCACAGTATTCTCCAAAGGTCTTGAAAACTGTACGGTAGAGCTTGTCGGTATTGATAATTTGCAAGGCGCGACCCACGTCGACAAAAGTTTGCAGTCCTTCTGCGATTATCTCTTCGCATTTGCCCAGCCGGTTCGACTCGACGATAGTTAGTTTAGTCATATTATTATTCCGCTATTGAAGGACGTTCAACGGTCCAGTTATTGGTTCCCAAGAGTCGCATCCTTCGACCTGACCCTCGTGATTTAGTTCGACACCGTGCTCCTGGCATTCCCATTTGGGCTCACCGTTAAAGTTCGGCTTCATCGATTTACAGGTTCGACAGTTCACCGCATAAGGTTCACCGCGATGACAGACCGCCTTATGGGAACAGAAGTTCTTACATAGAAAAAATGCTTCAGTCTTAGCAACTTTCGGCGGTGGCATATCCCAGCGCTCGAGCAGTCGCTTACCTGTGTCGATAGCGCGGGTTGCTATCTTCGATTCTAGCTCAAAGATTTCAACGTACAGTTCCTGGCTGTCACAATTGACGGCCATGAATACGCAATGTTTCAAACCATTTGACGTGTGCATATACAAATGACACTGCGTCCAATACTTCCAGTTCGCCGCTTCAAGGCCGTGCTTCTTTAGCTGCTTAAACGTAGACGGTCCCATCGACTTGCACTCCCACAGAGCCCACACGTCATCGGGAAGCTCCGGGATGCCTCGAATGGCACCGTCAATTGAGCCTGATAGAAACTCGACACCTGGAACACTAAACCGTATTTGTGTACCCGTCTTAGGATCCATGTCAGCTATTTCGAATCCGGCGCCTCGTAAGTAATTCTTTAGACGTTCCTCATCAGTGTGCCCACGGTCAAACTTACGCAGGAGTTTAGCTTCATGTTGGTAGGTCGATGCCCAATGCCAGTCTAGCCACAGTTGCATGAGACACTCAGACCCCAAGGCAGAGAAGCCACCATGACCACGAAAGTTAGATTCGGGTGGATGCTTAGACTCTAGGGCGTCGTTCATCCATTTTGTAATTGTGTCTGTCTCATCTATTAGTGGATTATTCATCTTTGTCGTCATCCGATGGTAATGGGTCGTGCTCACAGAGACCCCACATAGAACAGCCTAAATCTGAGGGAGTTTTAGCTGCGAACAGAAACTCGTTCTGCTTGCCACCCCACGAGGTCTTGGACCACTTGGTAACTTCATCGATAGGCCACATCGAGCCATCACCCTCACGGGATTGAAAGAACGTCGGTGGTGTGTAGCCGAGAGATTTAAACGTCTCGCCCTTTTTGGCGTAACGCTCGGCAGCTTTTTCTGCGACCTTCGCTTCCATGGTGCGAATCTGCACGATGCGTTCAGGGTCAAACTCAGCCACGGCCCGAATCTCGGACTTGCGAGACATGATGCATGGATGACACCCAACGCGAGAAGCTGGCAGTTCTTTGCGGTAGTACAACGAGCAAGGCTTGATGTTGTGCTTGGTGTGGATGTCGATGACTTCAGGTAGCAACCATGTAATCAACGGACGCCATGTGTCACAGTCCATTGGGCCACCACCTTCCCACTCTTCCATCTTGGAGCGGCGGAAGCTTTCCTCTGCACGAATGCCGACCGCATTCACGCAGTCAGGTGACACCTCTTTGATGTAGTCTCGAATTGGGAATACCTTCAGCTCTTGTGTGCAGAATCGGATTTTTCGAGAAGGGAACATTCCACGCTTCTCTACGAGTTCTTCCATTCCGCCTGGGTATTTTTTGCTCGCCACACGCTTGAATTTGTCGCCAAGCAGTGGCTGAACAACGTCATCGAGATACTTATACAACACCGGATGCTCCCACCCAGTATCTGCAAACACGTAATGCACGTCGTTTGTTTCTTCGAGTTTTGCTTCGTACTTGATCCAAAGAGCCATCGCGACGGAGTCTTTCCCCCCGGAAACACTGCACACGATGGGCCTCTTTGAATCTCGCACTTCGGTAAGCCAGACGGACTCTTGCCCCATTCAAATTCGTCATTCTTGCTTCCTTATTAATATTAAAATTCATATTTGCCGAGTCGTGCCCCACACCTGGGAATTAAGGATAGGGTGTGGAGCACTGGCCCCCGGCAGGGCCTTGTTAATTGTTATGCGCCCGGTGGTGTCCAACCCATTGAGGCTGGGACAGCGGTATTCGTATTCATCATCTGTTGTTGTGGTGGTTGCTGTTGTTGTTGTGCTGGTGGCGCCGGTTGCTGCGGTGGCAGTGGAGCGGGTCGACCTTGAGAGGTTTGCTCGAATTGACTCATTTCGTATGGAGTCCTACCGTTGAATTCTGTACCCATATAGACGTCTAGTAAAATAGGCTTGTTGTAGCACAACGCTTTGTAGTTTTGTTCGTTCCATTCTGGTATCTTCAACGCAAAACAAAGCGAATCGATTCGGTCTTCGGCCCATTGGTTATCGCCATTCGTGTGGTTCAAGTTTAATTTTGACCAAATCACTTTGCCCTTGTATTCGCCGTCGACAACTTCAAACTTAAAACTCAGAGTGTCGCATTGGTCATTACCTGCACGTTTTGAGTCCATCTCTTTAATCTCGACAACGTATCGTCCCGCCGGTGGTTTGCCGACCATTGGCTTTGCGCCATTTTTTGGTGTGTATGCAATCATTGTTGTATGCCTCCAGACATAATTTTAGTGATGATGTTTGTTAGGTCCGGTGCCTCAAAGAAATCTAAGGTGCCTGACCGGTCGCCAGCTTGATGCTCTTCGCATGAGTGGCATTGAATTGTTCGCGTTGGCTTTCCGTTTTCCCCGTCGACCATTCGCATTACGAGAATTTCATCGAACCAAAAGAAAACATTTAAGTCTAGTACGTTGCCGGGAAACAGTGGTTGCCAGACGCCGAGTTTGTTTCGTTGGTATTTGCAAAGAAACACGATGTGCATTGGCAGACGCGCCATGCTCTTCAGCCACACCGTCATGTCATCAGCCATCTGACCGTAAGCCGCCATCTTGTTTGTTGTGCTCTTAAGCGTTTCTGAGAGCCGAACTTCTGCCAGCTCACTGATGCTATCGACTGCAATACAATCAAACTGTTGCCACGCTGGATCTGATTGCAACTTCAATAGAAACTCTTCGGCATCAGCCCAGCTTTTGATTCTAACAGCCGGGATATCTACGTCGCGATTGCAAAGCTGCCCGTCTTCAACGTCAGCAATGAGCACACGACCAGGCAGTGTGCGCAGGGTGTACGATTTGCCAACCTTGGGTGGACCACTCACGATAATGCTGGTGCCCCGAGTCGCAGTGATTTGTGAGGTGGTTGTAATTTGCAGAGTCATTAGTTGGACTCTTCCACCGCGACACCAACCTTACCGGGCGTCTCTAAAATGGCGCGACAGCAATACACATGAAGCTCTGGGTTGGCCAGCTCCAAGGCGCGAAGCTTCGGAAGATCTAGGGTTAGAGTTAGTTTTTCGACGAATGGTGAAAGTTTTTTTGGTATCAAGTTTTCAATTTCCCGATACTCGCTCTCCACAATCTTACGATTCATCCGGGCAATTGTTGTCACCTTAAAGCGGTCACTCGTGCTGTGTGTCGAGCCTTCAGCGCGGGCGAGCACTAAAGGGTTGGCAAGAAGCTGAGTGCGTACAACATTCCGTTCATCGGTAAGTCGTTTAATTTCTTTTGTGTGTGATATGTCTGCTAGGCAGAGCATGTTGTAGTTTTGTAAATCTGTTGTTTCATCAGACATTAGTAGTGTCTCCAATTGGTTTTTGAGGGTACGCATAAGCCTCAAGTTGATTAAGGTCGATTGCATATAGTTTTGAGTTTTTACGCCAGACGATTCGGTCGAGCGTCGTTAATACTATTTTGTCAGCGGTGGTGAGATTGCGAACCGTTTCCTTTACTTCTTTAAGTTGGAACTGATTCGACCCGCTACCGTTATTTTTTAGTAAAATACTTTCCTTGTTAAACACGCGACAGATTGACGGTGAGCCACCGAAGTTTGCGCAAAGACTTTTGAACATCGTTGGGGTGATGTAGACGTCGTCGTCTTCAGTGAAGCCTATGAAGTTTCTGTAGTTGCAACCCGGTGGCGCGGCGTAAGCTGTCTCGATTGTCCGTGTGCCATCGTCTGCTGTTTCAACGCTGATGTTAACTGGCCTGATAGGGATAAGTTTATCACCCCGATTCAAATCAACCCACGCAATTATAGCTTGAGCGCAGCGCTGTACGTCGTTGGTTGCTTGGTTGCCTACGGTTTCACGCCACGCATCGAGCACCGCAATGGGTGACGCTAGAAACGTTTTGTCAAACTCCATTAAGTCTAGGTCTTGTGCTAGCGAACCAGCATAGGCAACGAGCGCTGCACGTTCAGCCAGTCGCGTCTGGGTGCCGGTCTCGGCCAAGGGCTCGAAGTATTCTGTATAAAGCTCATCGAAGTCTTTGCGCATTTTCTTAAGCTGGGCTTTAGATTGTTTAGCGAGCCAATGAAGAAAAACACGACCGGCTGCGCCACCACATTTTGGTGCTAGATCTTGTATCTTCCCACAGACAATGCGCCCATCCACTACACCTAAATCGTTATGCACTCGTGGGTGGTCGGCTGGGATGTCAGCTGCACGAATGCGTTGACCTTCTTTAGACTCACCAAGGGCTGGGCGGATGTAATCGGCAGAGCTAATTTCCCCAGTTCCCATCCATAATAAACGCCAGTGCTTTGGCTCCTCTAATTTTTTGGCATCGACACGACGAAGCTTACCGGTGCCATTAGCAAGGTCATAGATGACTTGGCCTATCTGAGCTGACCCGGATGATTCAGAGCGACCCATGCTTCCGGCTTGATGCAGTTCATCTAAGAATAAGGTGCGGTCATTGTGCATCAGGGCCACGTCCTCGAGTGCAGTTCGAGTTGCACTGAACGTAATAGGCTCCGCACCAAAGACGGCTTGGCCGCACATGTTAGCGTACGACTTGCCCTTGCCACTTCCGCCGTAGAACACGAAGCCACCGAGCGATGATTGCGGTATCTTCAGTTTAGCGATTAACGGGCCTGCGAAAGCTAACGCCGTCGCGAACTCCCACATGGGTTGTTTAGTGATGAGCGGTTTAAGTTTGTCCCACTCAGTGAGGTCGGGCTTTTGTCGAGCAAGAAAACTCTCACGGTCATCAACGAGACTTATCTGCTCATCGGCAGGAATTACGCTTTTGCCCAGCACGTAATGATTCCCATGTTCTGACCAACCGTTTTTTGAATGAATCGAAATGAGTGCGTCTGGTCTGGCCATCAGCAAATACTTCATAAAGAGAGTTCGTGTTGTAATGCCCTTACGCAGAGATTCAGAGAACACGGTTAAGCCGCGTTGCGCCAGACGTTCGAGTACTACCTTTGATGGTTGCCCAGACATCTCATGATCCCAGACAATCTCATTAAGCGTTTCATTTGTAATGGCGTGGTCGAACTCAACCAAACAGCCACGAGCCTTACTCTCTGCGTCAAATATACGTGCTGTAATTTCAACGCGGCAATCAGTGACGTCAAACCAGAAGGCACCGCCGTTCTCTGAATCGACACGAACCTTTAGGTTAGACACGGCTTTTGGTCCGCTAGAGGTATTGTGAAACTGATAAACCCCAGATTCAAAAACAGGTATGATACTTAGTGGTGCTGCGCTTGCCATTTGCGAGACCTCCCCTTGGCGGAAGTTAAAGCTTTTGTGACTTTGTTTGAGCGCAGAGAGAATTGGTCGCCGTAGCGATTGACGTAGTGTTTGTTTAAGATTGACCAGATGCGGTCTTCGGCGATGCCACGGCCCACTAACGAGCCAACCGTTGCGGTCATCACGATGTGTCTGTTACCTGGACGCATTGCCACGAGATGTCTTGTTACGCAGGCAATAAAGTCTTGCTCTGAGTGGCATGACTTTCGTTCCATTTTTAACGTTGCCAGTAGGTCTGCCTGTGGCCCCGTTACAGATGAAGCATGTTTTCCATACGCACCTGGCCCAGAACCAGGAAGTGAGTTTGAAATTCCTCGTTCGGTCATCCAAGCCGAGAATGATTTCTCCCAGAGGAGCATCATTTCTTTTGTTACTACGGGAAGCTCTGAGACGGGTGTGGTGGCCGGTGATTCACCAACCCAGCCATAGGCCTTTCCAGTGACAGGATGCAGGCCTTCAAGCACCGTCTGACCCTTACCGGCAAAGACTTCAACGAGAGGTTGGAAACGTTTAGTCTCAAAGTTTTGGTTCGGAGCTTTAGCGTAGATAAGTTTACGCTTTGGCCAATTTCCAAAGCTAATAAGCGGTGTCGTACCGAGCGCTTCAAATGTTAAAGCTTCCAGCTCATAGCTGTGTTCCTTTGAATCGATGTCGATGGCGATAACCGGACATGCTGGGCCGTAGACTAAGGAGAGGTTTCGGTTCTTATAATAGTCGACCGCTTGATAAAGCTCATCTAGGCTGGGTGGCTGCTCGCCACGGTACTGCCAACCCTTGATAAAGATAGCTTTACCCTCGCTGGGCATAACCGTCTGGTAACCATTTTCGAAATATTCGATAGCTAGATTGCTAAAGTTTGACCTTGGAAACTCTTTAAGTCTATGATTCTGCTGGTAATTTGACATAATCCCCCCCAATAAAACCCAATAAAGACCACTCTTATTGGGCATTTTTCTTGTCAACGAAATGTTTGGGTGTTAATCGAGAGTCGCTAAGACAAGTGATTGTTCCCAAAAGGTATGATGCTTGCTTCCATTGAGTCGTTCAGCCTGCAAGCTGGACGGCTCTCTCTTTGCTTCCCCACATCAGACGTCGATCCTAGCGGCTATCGCCGCAACGGACAAGATCTCAAATTGGGATGCTGGAAGCAGGCACCACACGTAACCTATATATTCAACGCTTAACCACCCGCATCACAGGACATCGATGCGTACGTTTGAGTGTTTTTTAGTGCGTTTTTTACGCTGTCACCCAAATTTGGCGTGGTCATTTTAGGCTGTAGTGACTCGTACCATCTTACGACGTCAGCCCACATATAGACTTTACTTGTTGAGACGCCGGGGCGTGTTGGTACAGGTTGAGGGAAGGTTCCGTCACGTTCGATTTGACGGATGTGATCAACGGAAATCCCCAGCCGCCAAGCTAATTGTGTTCTGTTGCAAAACACGGCGTGGGGGTTTATTTTTTCTTTCATTATTAGTCTCCTTAAAGGACAAGATGTCCTCTAAAATATTTTTTGTTTTAGTAGTATTGGTCATGCGATGTTCAAGTTCAGCCTGATATTCCGCAATGAAGTCATATTTTTCAGTAAAATAACGATAGTGGTTGTAGCTTGACTGGCTGGTGATTTTGTAATGATTGAGAAGCTTGAAGATTAGCTCTTCAGATGCACCCATTTCTGCCCAGGTTGTGCCTGCGGTTCTGCGAATATCGTGTATTGAGTTTTCAAATACTCCTCTATTTTTAATTTGCTTATACAGATCATAGGTTCCCTTACGCTCTCTAAGCGTTGGGAAGATGCGGTCAGATGGATTCTTGAGAGGATACTTTTTGTGATGCTCCGCTAGAATCTTTACGCACTGAGGCGGCAACGGAATAGCCTGCAACCGGCGCTTCTTTGTTCTGTCCTCAGTGCAAAGCAACACCGGCATTTGCCCAAGGCGCTTATGCTCGGTCGTTGTCAGCTCATCCCATCGCGCCTCTGCAATTTCATTCTTACGACAACCGGTGAGCATCAGAAGCTGTAGAGCTGTAGAGACTTCGTCGTAATTTCTGGACCAGTTGAAGCTTGTATTTTTACGAATACCAGACCGGGCGTTGGCGTAGGTTCCTGGGTGAAAATTCCAAAGTCGAAGAAATTCATCGTCACTGTAGAGGGTATCTCTGCAAACCTGGGGGCCGTAGAGCTTCGTTTCATCGAACGGCATGTTCCATTGTCGCGGAATTTTTTTGGTGCCTTTTCTAGCGTGTTCAAAGCTGCGTTCCAGCAGCTTGTATATGTTGCCTATTCGATTTTGTGACAACGGTTCGCCCGTTTTCTTGCGATAACCACGAAGCTCAAGAACCAACACGTCCATCACCTCGTGTGTTAGCTCGATTGCTTGCAGCCCGGTGACCAAATTGAGGCGGCAATGCATCCCTACATAGTTACTTATCGAGCTAGCTGCCAGTTCACGTTTGCGCATATCTTCGGTGTAATCGTCGAGTACGTCCTGAACTGTCACGCCACGCATTCGCTCCTGCTGGTCTGCCAGCGCCACGTTTACGCGGCCTAGCCCAGCTTGCTCATGACGCATAAACTTGGTGCAAGCTTCACGAGCTTGGGCAACCGTGTAGTCAGTGTTCGAGCCGATTTTTGTTTGGGACATTTTGCCGTCTACAGAACGGACAATGATAAAGGTGCGCCGCTGCTTGGCGGTGAATCCAGGGCGAGGGGGGTAGACCTTTAGGGTGAGATTTGCGCACCCGAGGTCGGAGTAAGTCGCTGGCTTTTCGCTCAAGCCTTTCAGTTTATTATCGGTGAAGTGAGAGCGGTTGCTCCCCTTGCTTGCTTTTGTTTTTTTCATCCCAAATCCCAAAATTCACCCAAATATTGCAATACTCTCAATACTGGGTTTTCCACGCCACGCTTCTGACACAGCGCAATAATAATTACCACTGTATCGTGTTCACTAATTAACCGATTAGTCGCACAACACAGAGCAGCTGCACCCAACCATGCTTGTCACAGTTGGTCGCAATTTAGACCCTGAATCTATCATTTTTGCAGGGTGTGAGGAAGGTGGAAAATCAGTGATGTGCTGGGTAAGGGTGCGGGATTATTGATGGTTTTTGGTATGAGATTTAGGCATTGCCTGTGATAAAGGTGGTTATGCTGGGTTGGATTAAGCCATTCCTGATTAATGTTTTAAAGCAATATCAACTACTTACAGCGGGCTTGTCACAGTTGCGGGGTTTTCTTGTTGCAGTTTAGACTCATACCAAATACCGAGTACCCCACGAGGGTGTGGGTACAAGAGCACGTACTTTTTAAGCAAAAAAGTCGCCGTTTCACGAAACCAGCACATCACAGGAAATCGCCGAATAGCAATCTGCAACACAGAATCCCAAGGGCAAAACCTCTGTTATAAATATATTTTCTAAAAAGTTTTTGGTATTCTTGGTATGGGCGAAAAAGCGTAATCCTTACAGCCGCTTGCGCTACCTAGTTGTTCAAAAGTTTTTGGTATTGAGAAATGTATTTGGTATGAGATTTCGCTGGGATTTGCCACGATGCCCTATACCAAATTCTTTTGGTATGAGTGCGGCGGGTGTTCTATACTGGGATCACGTCACAGGATACGGTCTTAATACATAGTCAAGCTGAGTCGAGGCCTATAAGGTTCTGGCTTCTGGGCCGTCAAAAGCCCAGGGGCAAAACCTCCCTACTTAAACCTCCGACCCCGGCCAACAATACGGACGTTTTGAGCTGTGTGAGCTCACACCAGGCAGTCGGGAAAACGCAATGATATCCAGGGTCGGTTAGGCAAAAGAAAAGCCCCGAGGACATCGGAGCTGTTTCTAAAAATATTTTGAGATAGTTGTCAGAGAACGGGTTGCTCGGACGTCTTAGCGATACATGCGTTTGTGCACCCAATCCACTATCGCAGCATGTTCGGGTGATTCACCATTATGCTTAAGCCCCGCTTTCAGCATTCTTTGATGAACGATGCGCTTTTCATATATTGAGGCCTGACGCATTATGTATCGGTACTCGTAGTTCCAAAAGCCCTTAAGGCCCATGTAGTGTTCGGTGCCAATAAAGGTTTCATCGAGGGCATAAATTCCCATCGTCGCTTCATGGGACAGCACTTCCAAATTCAAAACGTAAGATTGGATGGGTGGGCGTTCAGTTTTTTTCTTAGCTGTCATGATTCCCCTCGCTCACTCCGCACCCACACCCCGTTGACGTGCTCAAGAATACGCGTCTCATCCCAGCTCCAGATGCCCTCTGGATGCTCGATGTCATCACCCCCAAATGTTGGTAGGCTTGTGGTATCTACGACGCAGGTCAGCTTCACGTAGCTGCTATCGTGTAGCTCCTGGTCTCGAACTAATTGCTCCACCATGTTTAAGCGGTCACATAGTTCGTCCAAGGTTTTCGATTCCGGTACAAGCTGCGCTGCTTCATCAATGAGAATTCTAA